CAATGCAGAGATTGATTAGGAAACTTAGTTTATTGGATTTTGTTGATGAACAGACTAGTTCTTCAAAATTGGATTTGATTATTCAGTTACCTTATACTGTTAAGACTGATATTCGTCAGAAACAGGCCGAACAGAGAAGAAAGTTAATTGAAGACCAGTTAACCGGTTCTAAATACGGTATTGCTTATATTGATGGAACCGAAAAGATTACACAGTTGAACCGTCCGGTTGAAAACAATTTAATGAAGCAGATTGAATACTTAACGAGTATGCTATACAGCCAGTTAGGGATAAATGAAGATATATTAAACGGAACAGCTGACGATAAGACTATGACTAATTATTATACGAGGACTATAGAACCGATTGTAGCAGCAATAGCGGACGAGTCTAAGAGAAAGTTCTTAACTAAGACCGCTAGAACTCAGCACCAGTCAGTAATGTTCTTTAGAGATCCATTTAAACTTGTTCCGGTAGCCGATATTGCAACCATTGCAGATTCGTTTACTAGGAACGAAATCTTATCAAGTAACGAAATCAGGCAGATTATCGGAAGAAAGCCTTCTAACGATCCGAATGCTGACGAATTACGTAATAAGAACCTTAATAAATCTAATCAAGAACTCAGTGCACAAGGGGCAGAAGGAATGGAAGGCGAGGTACCAGAATTCGCCAACACACCAGTAAGTATGCTCCAAAACTTTAATTTGTAAATAGGAGGCAAAATTCAAAATGGAAGATTATAAGACAGTTTATGACTTCTGTGGTTGGGCAACTAAGAACAATATTAAATGCTCAGACGGCAGGACCATCATGAAGGATGCCTTTATTCAGCAAGATGGTACAAAAGTTCCAATGGTATGGAATCACCAGCATAATGATCCGTTAAATACATTAGGCCATGCATATTTAGAGAACCGCGACGAAGGTGTTTATATGTATGGTATCTTTAATGATACGGTTCCTGGTAAGCAGGCCAAATCATTAGTACAGCATGGTGATGTCACATCTGTATCAATCTATGCTAACCAGTTGCAGCAGAATCGTGGAAACGTGCTTCATGGTGTAATTAGAGAGGTTAGCTTAGTACTAGCAGGTGCCAATCCAGGCGCTCGTATCGAGGTAGTTCATAGCGATGATTATTGGGACGATGAAGAAGAAAGTGTTCTGTTTATGAATGAACCGCTTGAACTAAGTCACGCTGATGAAAAGGCTGAAGAAAATGAAGAGGAAGTAAAGGAGGAGCCTAAAGTGCCAGCAGAAAATAATGAAAAGACTGTACAGGATGTATTTGACGAACTTACAGAAGAGCAGAAGAATGTAGTATATGCATTAATCGGTGCTGCTCTGGAAGAAAAGGGTGCCGATGAAGACGAAGAAGGAGACGAAGATATGAAACACAATATTTTTGATACAGATGAACAGAATGACGAGAACGTATTAAGTCATTCAGAAATGATGGATATCATTGGCGATGCTAAGCGTTTCGGATCTTTATCAGAGAGTGCTTTACAGCATGGCATCACAAACATTGAATATTTATTCCCAGAAGCAAAGCAGGTTACAAATACTCCTGATTGGATTCAGAGAGACCAGACTTGGGTTAGAAAGGTTATGAACTCTGTTCACCACACACCATTCTCAAGAATCAAGTCAATGCACGCTGACATTACAGGTGACGAAGCTAGAGCATTAGGTTATATTAAGGGGCATCTGAAGAAGGAAGAAGTATTTGCTCTGTTAAAGAGAAGTACAACTCCTCAGACTGTTTACAAGAAGCAGAAGCTTGACAGAGATGATGTAATTGATATTACAGACTTCGATGTTGTCGCTTGGTTAAAGGGTGAAATGAGACTGATGCTGGATGAGGAATTAGCTAGAGCATTCTTATTCGGTGATGGCAGAACAGCTGGCACAGATGACAAGATTAACGAAGGCAATATTAGACCAATCGTTAAGGATACACAGGCAAATCTGTATGCATACAATGCAAATGTTGTAGCAGGTGCTGATGCTGATGAAACAGCTAAGAACTTCATCCGTGCAGCTATTAAGGCTCGTAAGGATTACAGAGGCACAGGTTCACCGACATTATATGTTGGTGCAGATATGCTGTCAGATATGCTGCTCTTAGAAGATGGCTTCGGTCACGCTCTGTATAAGACAGAAAATGAACTGGCTACAAAGCTGAGAGTTAAGGAAATCGTTGAAGTACCAGATGAGATTATTCCTGATGATTTCTATGGTGTAATCGTTAACTTAAACGACTACTATGTTGGTGCCGATAAGGGTGGAGCAGTAAATCTGTTTGACGACTTCGATATCGACTACAACCAGATGAAGTACTTAATTGAAACACGTTGCTCAGGTGCATTAGTAAAGCCAAAGAGTGCAATCGTTCTCAAGAAGGCTGCTTCTGAAGTAACACCTAACAACAATAACGTAATCCCAGAAGGCTACGTTATTGAGCAGGAACGTAACTAGGAATAATTCAAAATGGCTAAATATTACGGAACAATTGGGTTCGAAATTACCACTGAGATAAGACCTGGAGTTTGGCAAGCTCAGATTATTGAGAAGCCAGGCTATAAGGGAGAAGTCATAAGCCAAAGTTATCGGTGGCAGAACGGTGGTAAAGTGAACGACGATGTTGATCTGTTGGTCAAAGTAAGCGTAATTTACGACCAATTTGCTATCGAGAATATGGGCCATATAAAATATGTAACTCATCTTGGTTCTAAATGGAAGGTTACAAGTATTGAGCCGGAATACCCAAGGCTTATCATGACGTTAGGGGGTCTGTTTAATGAGCAATCTTAATAACAGACTCCTTTTTCACGAGGAGCTTTGCAATATTTTAGGATCTAGAAATGTGTATTTTCAACCTCCAGAGAATATTAAGATGAGTTACCCAGCTATTATTTATTCAAGATCAGATATAGATAATACACATGCAGATAATGATGTTTATTTGCAAGATCATAGTTATCAAGTGATAGTAGTTGATGCCGATCCAGATAGTGAAGTAGTTGATGAACTATCTTTATTCCCTATGTCTAGATTTGACAGACATTATGTAGCTGATAACTTAAATCATGATGTTTTTACAATTTATTACAAATAGGAGGATTTAAAATGCCAGTATTAGAATGGGATAAAACTAGTGAACGTTTATTCGAAACGGGTGTCGATCATGGAGTCTTATTTGTTATGGGCGCAAATGGCCAGTATGGCAATGGCGTTGTTTGGAATGGTTTAACAGCTGTTAACGAATCTCCAGAAGGCGGCGAGCCAACAGCATTATGGGCAGATAACATTAAGTATTTAAACCTGATGTCGGCCGAAGAATTTAAAGGTTCTATTGAAGCATATACATATCCGGATGAATTCATGGAATGTGATGGTTCTGTAGAATTAGCAACCGGTTTAATTGCAGGTCAGCAGTCTCGTAAGATGTTCGGTTTAAGCTATCGTACCAGAATTGGTAACGATGTTGATGGAGCAGAACATGGTTATAAAATTCATTTAGTATATGGATGTTTGGCATCACCATCAGAAAAGGGTTATGAAACAATTAACGATAGCCCAGATGCTATTACATTCTCTTGGGACTTCGATACAACGCCAGTTGCCGTAGTAAATGATAAAGGAGTGGAATTAGCAAAGCCAACCGCTCATTTAGTAATTGATTCAACTAAAGCTGATGCTGCAAAATTAGCAGCTTTAGAAACAACATTATATGGTGGAGAAGGACAGCAGGCTGTTTCTACACTTCCATTACCGGCTGCCGTAGTTAGCGCATTATCATAATTATTACGAGGGCTCATTAATATGGGCCCTCTTTTTATTTAGTAAAGGAGAAAGATACATGTTAAAGAAATCTATTACATATACTGACTATGATGGAAACGAGAGAACTGAAGATTTTTACTTTAATTTGTCAAAAATCGAATTAGTTGAAATGCAGATGTCGGAAGAGGGCGGGCTAGAGTCATATATTCATCAGATAGTCGATGCTAAAGATATGAAAAAACTAATTGAACTGTTTAAAGAATTAGTATTAAAAGCATACGGCGTACGTTCCGAAGATGGAAGACGGTTCATTAAAGATCCGGAACTGACCAAAGAATTTAGTCAGACGGCCGCATTTAATGAAATCTTTATGGAATTAGCCACTAATGAGAACGAGGCAGTTGCTTTTGTTAATGGAATAGTTCCTCAAAATATGAAATAAGAAAATAAAAGGAATAGTTAATGATTTATGCTTTCAATAAAAATACCGTCTGTTGAGTACTATGACGAGGCTAATAATATTTTTAGTGAATCAAAAGAATGCATTCTGCAATTAGAGCATTCATTAGTTTCAATTTCAAAATGGGAATCGAAATGGCATAAACCTTTTTTGTCTGATAGTAAAAAAACTTATGATGAAATTATAGATTATGTAAAATGTATGACAATAACACAGAATGTTGATCCTTTAGTATATTCGTTTATTTCAAAAGAGGCATTTGATAAGATAGAAAAATATATAGACGATCCTATGA